CCGATTCCAGGTATGCCTTTTTAGAGAAGCTCCTGCCTTCACCGGCCAGGGGCATGTTTCGAGCCGCTTCGATCTCATTGGGCGAGGCGGCTATGAAGGTGGCCCTGGCCTGCGGGCCTCCTTTAACCTCTATTGCCAGGCGGGGAATCGTTTCTTTGCGTACAACAGCAGCATCGACCTTCAGGTGGGCCCAGTCCTCCGATCTGCTCGATTGGCGGGGCTGAGTAAGGTCCTTGACCATCAGCCCGGTTGAGCCTGGCCGGGTGGCAGCCCAGTTGTTCAGGATCTCCAGCTCCTTTCGGGAAGAAAACTCCCTGGCCGGGGAGAGCCGGATCATTGGGCTTTTTATGCCCTGGATCGCCGTCTTCAAAGCCTCCCGGCGTTGTCCTAAGGGCCTCTGCCTCAGGTCCTCATTTAAAAAGAGGCAGTCGAAGGCCGCCAGCATGGCAGGGAAGGGCGGCTCGCCGGTGGGAAGAGCTGCCAGTCCCTCTCGGGGCAACATCTCTTCTCCGTCCAAGGCTATGGCCACTCCATCCAGGACCAGGGTCTGGAAAGGCGCATTTTGAACCGTTGCGGCCAGCTCCGGGTGCTGCGGCTCCAGCTCCTCAGATCCGGGGAACCTGACCCGGACATCATCCCCGTATTTGGAGAGGATGCAGCGGCAGCCGTCGAGCCTGGCCTCACCGGCCAGCATGGATACGCCCCCATCTCTTCCTCTTTCTCCACTTCTCTGCTCGCACCACTGCCAGAGTTCATCGATGCTCCGGGCGGCAAGGCCCGGCATCTGGGGCGGGATATCCGGCATATTCAGGCCACCACCTTCTCGCTCTCTTCCTCACCCTTTCTCTCTTCCATGCCCGGTCTTTGTCCCGCCTCCGGCTCCGGCCTGGGCGCGGGCTTGGCCGGCCTCTCCTCTCCCCCGGCCAGATCCCTTGCTTTTTTAGCGTCCTTTAGCGGCAGATCGGCCAGGCTTCTCAGGTGGTTTTCCAGGCGATCGTCCGGGAATAGCCTCATCCCGGCGCCGACCAGCCTCTCGATGAAGCTTCCCAGCGTCTCCAGGTTGGGAAGCTCGATCTTGCCGTGGGTGATGTAGGGCAGCTCATCGATATCCCACCAGGGATTCAGTTCCAGGAGGGTGGGCACAGCCTGGCTGTTGATGGTCTCAGCTATGTTGTCCAGGACGGAGGTCAGAGCCTGATAGAACATCCTGGCCTTGGTCTCGCTCAGGGCATAAGATCCGGCCTGCTGCTGGCCCAGCAGCAGAAAATCGGCCATAATGGTAAGGGCAATGCGGCTATCATAGCGGGTGATTATCCGGCTGGTATCGAACTGCCTGGTGCCTGAAGAGGAGAGGAGTTTGAACTCGTAGAGCCGGTTGCCATGATCATCAAAGACGGAAGGCAGCAGGATCCCCTCCGCCTCATCCCGCCGTACATTGGTCACCATCTCCAGATACATCTGGTAGGCCTTCTCGGCCTCAGGAGTATCCCGCTTCATTATCGTAAGAGGGAGGTAGAGGGTGGGATAGCCGACCATATCCCTCTCCATCCCCAATCCCTCCAGGTTCTCGATATTGAATTTCATGTACCAGCTTCGGTGGGCATTGCGGAGGATGGAGCGCCCCTCCGGGTTGCCCTTGGCCGAGGTGGTGACAAAGTGCAGGGCTTTATCTCGAGGGATCCTCCTCTCCATATAATCCGGGGCCGGGATCTGGCTCATGCCCAAAAGCTCGTCTGTCTTCTCATCGTAGATCCACTGGTTCAGGGACTCCTGGGCTCTGGGGGCCCATTTCATCCAGCCTATCCGGCCGTCACGGTACTGGCTCCTGAACCCGGCTTTCTTCGGCCTGGGCCCCTGGCGCAGCTTGAAGACGATCTCCATATAGGACCAGCCGAAGGGGAGCATAGAGAGGATCTCGTCCAGGGTGGAGGGCCAGGGCGAGGCCATGTCGAAGAGGCATGATTCAAGAAACTCTGCTACCTCCAGATCGTCCGGGCTGCTGCCTCCCGGCACGGCAAACCAGGGAGCAGACTTGCATATCTCCCGGAAGGCAAAGAGCATCCCGCCAACGATGGCGTCGCCATCGGCCATCTTCTTGTAAACCTGTGCTCCCTTTGCTCCCTGCAGGTCAGCCAGCCATTCCTCAAAGATATAGCCACCAAACCTGGTCAGGCCGGTTCTGCCCAGCTCCATCAATTGGGGATTATTCTTCTTGCTCTTGCTCATCTCTCGCCTCACCTCACCTTTTCCATTTGCTCCTGCTCATGGAAACGCCAGGCGAAACCACCGGGGCCTCCGCCTGGAAATTGTTCAATAGCTCAACGCAGCCGCAGACGGCATCCAGAATGTCGTCATGCTTGCCGCCTGGAAAATTGATGAACTCGGAGATCAGGGTCTCAGCCCAGGCCCCCTGGCGATTGTAGTAGAGCTTGCCATTGGCCGCCCTGGCCGAGACCAGCAATGATCGGCTGACCTTATCCGAATTGACCGGGACGGGGAATATGGCAAGACTCTTCAGTCTAGAGTCTCGAATCAGCTCCTGAAAGCTGGAGAGCTGGTAGCCGGCCGTCTCCACTCCCAGCAGCAGCACCTTCTGGGAGAGGACCTCCTGGACTATGGCCTCATAGGCATCGGGCCACTCCCAACGGCCCCGGTGGATGTTGAGGATGAAGATGTTCTGCAGGGCGTCAATTCCCACCGTGGCGATAGCAGTAAAGTCCGCCCTGCTCCTGGTGGAGGTGGCCAGGTCCACGAAGGAGCCGACTTTCAGGCTGGAGCGCTCCACAGCCGCCAATCTTGGTGGCGAGTTGACTTCTAACATTCAAACCATGATGGGATGTGCTAGTATGCCCATCTCCAACTCCATCTCGAGCTCCGGCTCAGGCCAGGACATCCACCGGCCAGAACCATTCCCTCCTGAAGAGTGCACCCTCCCGGCGAACCGGGCTCTGCTGGTACTCCGCCTCCCAGTCGTAGGGGGAGATGTCGGCCTTGATGCTCATGAGCACCTCCAGAGGATAGCGCTCTGGCCAGAGGGCCTCTCCCGGCTGGCGGCCCAGGGGGTCATCCTCCAGGGCGATGGCCGGCAGCTTGTAGACGGTCCAGGGCAGGGAATAGGCCTGCAGCTCCGGGTCAACCTTGCGAGAGATGAGCCGGCCGGCCAGGTCATCCGTATGCCATCGGGTCATCATGATGATGATCACCCCGAACTTGGCCCAGGGCATGGGATTGACCCTCTCCCGAGCCGTTCCCGAGTAGAAGTCCCAGACCTTCTCCCGGTAGGTTTCTGACTCGGCCTGCTCCCTGTTCTTATGGGGGTCGTCGATGAGCAGGCAGTGGGCCGGCTTGCCGGTTACTGCGCCTCCCACTCCCGCCGTGGACATCCCGCCCCCTGCGGTGGTGGTCCAGTTGTCCGCTGCCGAGGAGTCCTTGGAGATCCTGACCCTCAGCCGGTCCTGGTTGGCCTGGATGGTGTTCCTGACGTTGCGTCCCCACTTGGCGGCATAGTCCGCCTCGTAGGAGGTGAGCAGCACATTCAGTTCCGGGAAGTGGTCGAGAAACCAGACCGGAAACCAGTGGCTGACGAGCTGGCTCTTCCCATTTTGAGGTGGCATATTGATGATCAGCCGGGGATACTTGCCGGCCACGGCCAGGGCCAGGATGATGGAGAGCTCATTGAGATGGCGGTAGAGCTGCCACCTGCCCCGGCTCAGCTTCTGGGCCATGGTCCCGGGCGTGGCCCTCCAGGCGCTGGCTAAAAGCGACGGCGAGACGGAGGGCTTCTTCGTCTCGCAGGATGATCTCCTGGATGAACTTGTACTCATGCTGCTCCAGAGAGGTCTCGGTTATGTCCAGGGTCTGAGTAGGCCGGCCCAAGCCACGATCCAGGATCTCCCGGCCATAGGCCAGAATCAGCTCCGGCCGGTCGTCGGGCAGGTTCTTGAAGATGCGAATGAGCTTGTCTGCTGCATCTGGCCCAAACTCCTCTAATTTTCGTTTCGCCTCTCGGGCCGGCCGGTTTTTGGTCTCGCCAATTCGATTGCCGGGAAGAAACCGCCCCCAATCATCCCGCTGACCCGCTGGTTCAGTCCGGTCGTTTGATGCCTGCTGTTTATGGTCAAGGCTATTCTCTCCCTCTGAGCCCGGCCCATTCTCCGGCCAGATCGGCCCATCTGGCAGACCGTGAGCCAGGTACCTCTGCAATGATGCCTTGGGCAGGCCAACTTCTCGGGCCGCCTGGGCCTCGCTCATGCCTTCCGCCACTAAAACGGAGGCTCGCTGGCACTTGCTGCGGATTTCAGTGTAGTCTTTGATCTTCCGGAACATGGGCCAGATGGCCTCCATCCTGGCTCAAAGAGGCTTTAATACGCCTGCTGCTGTCGGCTCATGGCCCATCTCCAGGCCAGGCGACAGGATCTCTTCTGCTCTTCTGTTTCAAGCCCTCATCAATGGAGAACTGTCTTTCTTGGAACGGTACCGGAAAAGGAGGCCAGCCTTGCAGTTTGACCCAATCTCAAGGCTAGGTGTCTCTGACTGAACAATCAAGCAATTCATGCCTGTAATGGCTAAAGATCACCTCCCTTTTGAGCCATCTATTTGATGACCGGAATGTTTTCACATATCTGAGGGCGCAAACCATGACTAAGTGCCCTAATAAAATATTTATAATAATGTTTGGATCTCTTCTATCAGGTCTGGGGGAGCTGTCTTCAAGGAGAATGCTCTATACCCAGATCTCTTGCGGGTCTTGAGGAACGCATCAAACCTGGCCTGGAGCTCCGGGGAGATCTCCAGGGAGAGGCCATGCCTCGTCCTGTATCTCTCTCTGTTCAGGATGTAGTCGGCCAGCCAGCTGTCATAATGGCATCCAGGAATCCAGGTGGTGCGCAGCCTGGTCTCTTTTCTATCGTCTTTGAGCACCTTTCTCAGTCTTCGACCTTTGCTTTTCAGAATGCCGTGTTCGCTCAGCTTCCTGGCCAGGCCCTGAGTGGGGAAGCTGAGCCGTTCATAATCAGCTCCCTCAAAGGTCAGCAGAGCCAGATTGTCTGGATCGGCATTTGCCTCTACCATAAGGTCAATGAGTCTAATTGAGCCTCCTCTCATCTCTCTTTACCTCTCTTAGCTCAAAATCAACATCTATAAATGACTCTGGCTTTCTTGGCCGCTTTCAGCCTTCTGAATCTCCGGATCCTATCAGCTTCTCTCTGGGGCAATTCCTCCG